TAATTACTCACCAGGTGTTTCATTTATGATGCAACCACTTTATGATGATTTATTAAGAGTTCAAGCGATTGAATTTAATGATATGGTTCGTAAATCTCAATATGGATTTGATATTCAGAATAATAGAATTAGATTATTCCCAATACCAGAACGAAATTATAAAGTACACTTTCAGTATGTATTATTATCAGAAAGAAATAATCCAATAGTTGCTAATTCTGTAGTATCTGATTATTCTAATGCTAAATACGATAGAATTCAATATAATGATATTAATCACGTTGGTAAACGATGGATTGAAAAATATACATTAGCATTAGCTAAAGAAATGTTAGGTGCAGTAAGAGCTAAATTTAGTTCAGTACCAATTCCTAACTCAGAAATAACATTAGATGGGGCAGATTTAAGAAGTGAAGCAGCATCAGAAAAAGAAATCTTAATTTCAGAATTAAGAGAAAACTTAGAAGCTACTTCTAGAAAAGCATTACTTCAAGCACAACAAGAAGAATCAGAAGCGATGGAACTAACTCTTAATAGAGTTCCTCGTGCAATTTATATAGGGTAAACAATGGCACTATTCGGTGGGCAGAGAGATATGGCTTTGTTTAGTAAAATAAACAAAGAGTTAATAACGGATATCATAGATACCGAAGTGTATTACTATAAGGTCATTGTAGAAGATACAAAACAAAACTTATATGGTGAAGGTAAAAATAAAGTATATTACAATCCTGTTAAAATACCAACATTAGTTGATAGAACAAACGCAGAAGCAGTATTTGATGAATTTGGTTCATCTTACACTAGAAACGTAAACTTTTACTTTCTAAGAGATACTTTAGTAGAAAAAAATATATTTCCTGAATTGGGTGATGTGATTGAATGGAATGATGAACAACATATAGTAGATGTAACATTCCAAAATCAATTTATAGCAGGTAAAAACCCAGCTAATTGGGATGGTGGTGAAGAGCATGGATATAGTGTATCTATTATATGTGAAACGCATGTAGCTAAGAGAAGTCAACTAAAATTAAGAGATGATTTTAGAGTAGGTGTTAATAAAGATAACAACGATTTACCAGTAGGAATCTAATATGGCTGAAAGATATAGAATACATAGAGATGATAAGATTGATTTGAAAAGAACTCAAAATTCCTTTTCAGATGACCCTATATTAAATAAATCTAAACAAATATCTCGTAGAAACGATGATATTAAAAATGTAAATGTAGGTATTTACGATATTGATTTGGCATTCAAAAGCTTTTTAGAAAAAGATGTTAAACCACTTATTGAAGAAAATGGTAAGTTTATTCCTGTTCCTGTAATGTATGCATCTCCAGAAAATTGGTCTGCAGCTCAAAGAGAAGGATTTTTAAGAGATAATAATGGTAAAGTACAAACACCATTAATTTCATTTAAAAGAAATTCTTTAGATATTAATACAGAATATTCAAAACTAAAAGTAATGACGGATGAAGATACATCACAATCATTTGTTAAAAAATATTCAAAAGAAAATAGATATGACCAATTTTCTCTTTTACAAGACCAAAAACCTGTTTTAGAGAAATATATAGTAGATAGACCGGATTATGTTAATATAGCATATGATGTAATTGTGTGGTGTGATTTTATGGAAGATTTGAATAAGGTAGTAGAACAAATTATATATTTTCAAGGTGGTACATTTGGAGAAAGATATAAATTCCAAATTAAAGGTGAATCTTATTCATTTGATACAACCAATGGGGTGGGTGAAGAACGAATAGTTAGAAGTAATGTAACACTAACCGCTAAAGCATATTTAGTACCAGAAGATAAAGGTAAAAATACGATAAATACACAAAAAGCATTCGGTGCATCAAAGATAGTTTGGAAAACAAATACGAAATTTTAATCTTTACAAAAATATTATCATATTTATATACACATAAAGTATAATAAACAAATTAAAAAAAACATTAAGTTATGGCAGACGTAAAAAAAATAACCGAAAAAGAAGTTATCAATATCGATGAAAAAGATATTGAAAGAGTTAATAAATTCAGAGGCGACTTTGCTGAGGTTACAGCAAAAATAGGTGAGATAGAGGTAGAACGTTTAAATGCAAAAATGATATTGAAAAATATTGATGAAGCAAAAGAAAATCTATCTGAACAGTTTAGTTCTATGAGAAATGAAGAGATTCAAATTACTACTGATTTCAAAGAGAAATATGGTAATGGGGAATTCGACATAGAAAATGGAACTTTTACTCCTATCGCATAAATATAATCGTTTTGAGTTTTTTGATGTATTTATATATATAATAAAAACCAAAAGAAATTAATAGGAGAATCAAATGGCAGAAAGAATAGTAAGTCCCGGAGTATTTACAAGAGAAAAGGACTTGTCATTTCTACCTCAAGGGATTGGCGAAATTGGAGCAGCATTAATAGGTTCAGCAGTAAAAGGACCAGCATTCGTTCCAACAACAGTATCATCTTTTCAAGAGTTTCAACAAGTATTCGGTGGATTGACAGAAGATTCATATCTACCATATACCGCACAAGCTTATTTAGAAGATGCTGGAACAGCAACAATCGTTAGAGTATTAGGAAAAGACGGGTACAAACTTGAAAACCCAATAGCGTTGACAGTATCATCATCACATGGTGCTAAAGTAGTAGCAGTACTACACCCAACACATGAAATCGTATCAGATACAGATGTATTTGATGATGCATTAATAGTAGACCACAGAACGGCTGCTAAAGTATCAGCTTCGATATTTACATTAACAGTAGATGGTTCTGAAGCTACAACAAAATCATATTCAGCATCACTAAACCCGACAGCTGATGAGTATTTCACAAAATCATTTGGATTTTCTCCAAGAGGTTCTGAAGAAGCTTATGTTTTAAGTAACTTTAAAACATTCCAATCAGCATCATTTGCAAAAGCAGCTGAGATTCCAGTAGTAACATTGGATAAAGCTAAAGATATTGATTACGGAAAAGCATATACTGAAGCATCAACACCATTTATTACATCACAAAAAGTTGGTGGTAACACTACTAACTTATTTAAGTTCCACACATTATCACATGGTTCAGCAACTAACTACGAATTTAAAGTTGGTATTCAAGATGTTAAACCAGCTGGTACAGTGCCAGGTTCTGAGTATGGTTCATTTACTGTAATAGTAAGAAGAGTTGACCAAGATAAGATTGCTGGTTCACCATTTGTAGGAGTAGTTGATTCTGATATCAGACCTAATTTAGTTGAAACCTTCCAAGGTGTTAACTTAGACCCTGATTCACCAAACTACATCGTAAGAGTAATTGGTGATAAGTACATTACTGTAGATGATGATGGTAAATTATCAACTAATGGTGATTACGCTAACAATTCAGAAAATCTTAGAGTTGAAGCTTCAAATGCAGTTAAGAACAAAGCAATTGATGAATCATTAGTACCTTTCGGATTCGGAGCAATACAAAATCCATTTGGAACAGCATTTGCATTACCTAGTCCATCTTTTGTAGCAGCACAACAAATCAACGCATCTTATAATCCTAAGAAATTTTGGGGATATGATTTTGATTTCGCTGGAACAGATAATAGAAACTTCCTATCACCAACACCAAAGGTTGGAGCAGTTGTAGGAACGGCATTTTATTTAGGTGATTACAATCAAGACGCTGGGGCTAACTACCCATCATCAGCATCACCGAACTCATCAGCAATATCATTGAATGATGCTAATACTTCGATTAACTCTCGTAAGTTCTTAGTACCATTTCAAGGTGGTTTTGATGGATTCAAACCATCTAGAGTTGTATCTTTAGATACTAACATATCAGCTGGAAATACACAAGGATATGATTGTTCATCAAATACAGCAGCAGGAACATTAGCATACAGAAAAGCAATAAACGCTGTATCTAATCCTGATGAATTTGATATCAACATGATAGTAATTCCTGGTCTTATCCATAGATTACATTCTTCAGTAACAACATTCGCTAAAGATATGTGTGAAGATAGACAAGATACATTCTTTATTATGGATGCATCTGCATGGGGTGATTCAATATCTACGGCAGTTAACGCTGTTCAAGCATTTGATTCAAATTATGTAGCATCTTACTACCCTTGGGTTAAGATACTTAATACTGATAAAAATAAACCTGTTTGGGTTCCGCCATCTGTAGTACTTCCGGGTGTTATAGCATTTAATGACCAGGTTGCAGCCGAATGGTTTGCACCAGCTGGATTAAATAGAGGTGGATTAACTTCAGTAATTGAAGCTAAGACAAGATTGACTAGAGTTGAGAGAGATGCACTTTACGAAGGTAGAATGAATCCTATCGCAACGTTCCCTGGTCAAGGTGTTACTGTATTTGGACAGAAAACATTACAAGCAAAACCATCGGCATTGGATAGAATCAATGTAAGAAGATTGTTAATCGCAGTGAAGAAATTCATCGCATCATCTACTCGTTACTTAGTGTTCGAAAACAACACAGCAGCTACGAGAAATAGATTCTTATCAATCGTTAATCCTTACTTAGAATCAATTCAACAAAGACAAGGTTTATTCGCATTTAAAGTGAAGATGGATGAAACCAACAACACACCAGATGTAATTGATAGAAATATAATGGTTGGAGAGATATTCTTACAACCTGCTAAAACAGCAGAATTTATAGTTCTTGACTTTAACGTACTACCAACTGGAGCAGCATTTCCAGAATAGTATATAAATAATGGTTCAGTTCCCCTAATATTTTTGGGGGAACTAACTATTTTTTAAAAAGAACTATATTTATATTAAAGAATTAGAAACAGAGGAAAACAAAAATGGCACAATTATTAGACCCAACAGAAGTAATGTTTACATCATTCGAACCGAAGATGTCAAACAGATTCATTATGTACATAGAAGGAATTCCAGCGTACTTAGTGAAAGCCGCCAACAGACCTGAAATAGCAAATGGTAAAGTTACCATTGACCATATTAACGTTAGAAGATATGTAAAAGGAAGAAGTGAGTGGAGTAGTTTAACTATATCATTATATGACCCGGTAGTTCCATCAGCAGCACAAGCAGCAATGGAATGGGTAAGATTACATCACGAATCAGTAACAGGTAGAGATGGTTACTCTGACTTCTACAAAAAAGATATCACATTTAACAGTTTGGGTCCTGTAGGTGATAAAGTAGAAGAGTGGACACTTAAAGGAGCATTTATCGAAACAGCAAAGTTCTCAGATATGGATTATACTGGTGAAGATATCGCAACTGTAGATTTAACACTTGCATATGATTACGCAATACTACAATACTAATTATAAATTACATTAAGTATTACAAATTTAGAAACCCTTACAGAAATGTAGGGGTTTTTTCGTTTAATTAATATTATTTGTATATTTATATATGGTTAACCAACATTAAATAAGTTTTAAAACGAGAAACGTTATGAGTAAAGAAAAATTACAAGATGAATACAAAAACCCAGTATCTTCCGAAGATATGGTTGAGCTCGCTAAACAGCAGTATGAGCAAAAAAAGGTTTCTGATTACAAATTTCCAACAGAAATCGTAGATTTACCATCTAAAGGATTAGTTTATCCAAAAGATAACGCCCTATCAAGTGGTAAAGTGGAAATGAAGTATATGACAGCTAAAGAAGAGGATATACTTACTACACAATCTTACATAAAAGATGGTTCAGTATTAGATAGGTTGTTTCAATCATTGATTATATCAAATGGTGATGGAGCTCCTGTAAAATATGTAGATATTACATTAGGTGATAAAAACGCAATTATGATTGCGGCTAGAATCTTAGGTTATGGTAAAGATTATGAGGTAGAGATAGATGACCCAACAGAACCTGGAACGATGCAAAAAGAAGTTATTGATTTAACTCAATTTGAATCTACAGAGTATGATGGTTCAGGTCAAACTGAATTACATAAAAATGAATTTGAGTTTCTATTACCTCAATCTAAAAGAAAAGTTACTTTTCAAGCATTAACTGAAAGTAAGGAAAGAAAAATCAAACATCAATTAGAAGCACAAAAGAAAGCATCTAGAAAGATGAATGATAAAACTGATAAACAACTTACTATTAGATTAAAAAACACAATAGTATCAGTAGATGGTGATACAGACCAAAATACAATTAATCACTTCGTAGAAAACGAATTATTTGCGGCCGATTCAAGGGCTCTCAGAACGCATATAAACAAATCCGTACCTGATGTTGATTTAACTTATGAATTTATATCTGATGAGACCGGGGAAGGGAGAGAAATGCTACTGCCCATGGGGTTAGGGTTTTTTTGGCCTCAATCTTAGTTATAGGAAGCATTTACACTCTCACATTTTTGATTTGATATTCCACGGAAATGGTGGATTCAACTTTACTGATGTTTATAATATGCCGGTTTGGGCTAGAAAGTTCTATATAGGTAAAATTGTAGAATTTAAGCAAGAAGAAAAGAAAGCATATGATAAAGAATCAGCTAAAGCTAAATCAAGAAGAAGATAATAATAATACCCAACAGGTTTTTTGATGATTTGTTGGGTATTTCTATATTTATATACAACTAACAATTTAGGGATACAATATTATGGCAAAAATAAAAATAAAAGAACTTAAACAATTGTTTACAGAACGTGGACTTGGTGAAGGTATCTTTGATATATTCAAAAAAAAGAAAAAAAAGTTAAATGCTAAATTAGCTGTTATCAATAAAGATTTAGATAATATAATTGATGATGCACCAACCGAAGCAGGAAAACAAGCATTGAAAGATTTGAGAGCACATTTGGAAAAGATGCAATCCAGAGGTACTTACTAATAAACGTTTTTAGGGATTTGAATGGCAAGTAAACAAGACATACAAGCAGCTAAAGAACTCGCTAAATATCAAAAAGAGCGAGAAAAGGCACTTAATAAAGAAAAACAATTAATTAAGGACCAAACTGACTTGTCTAAGATACTGCTGGCTTCTGCTAAAAGTGTTAATACAGAAAGCGCA